AGAAGGCTGTCCGTGGCAAGTCGTCGGTGTCGAAGCTGCAGCATCGCAAGCCTGGTTTCTTCAAGAACAAGCCGTCGGTGGTGCCGGTCGAGTCGTTCATCGCCCCGGTGGACTTCACCTATGACGGCAAGGAGATGATCAAGAAGGGCACCTGGGTTTTGGTGTTGCATGTCGAGGACAAGCAAATCTGGAGTGACGTGATGGCGGGCAAATACACCGGCCTGTCGATCGGCGGCTCCGGCATCCGTCAGTCCTACAACGTTCCTGTCCCTTCCGACTTCATGGGTCATTTGGAGCCGGAGGATTGGGCTGCCTCGATCAACTCGCAATTCAACGTTCCTGGTTCTGGCGGGTAGGGCTTAAGAACGTTCTTTCTTCGGCTGTCGATAGATAGCCCGAATGAAGCTACTTACTGACGTTGATGGGGACGAGGTTTCTCTCGTTGAGCGCGCCGCGAACCGGCGTCGCTTTTTGCTGCTGAAGGGAGAGCGAGGAAAATTGGATACTGAGCTTTCGGACATTCTGGAAATCCCGTGGGAGCGCGAAGGGTCCCTCCTGGATGCGATCCGCAAAGACGGGGTGAACGACGAGACTGTCGAGAAGGCTGTCGTTGCCGCTGTCCGTTTGCTGAAGGGCGTCGAGATTGAGTTTTCCCCGGAGCTGGTCGAGAAGCTCGGCACAGAGCTGTACGGCCGGGTTAACCCGACGTTGAACACGACGAGTGTTTCCGGGCTTGGTCTGCTCTCCGGTTCAGCGGGCGGTGCGGCGATGGACGGTTCCGGCAGCGGAGCGGACAAGGATGGATCAGGAACTGACGGTGAGCTGATCGGCACAGGCGACGCTGGCGAGAAGGTCGCCGCCGACCATCCCGAGGGTTGCGACTGTGCTGCATGCATGGACGCGACGAAGGCTGACGGTAACGACAGCGAGGATGACGCCGACGCCGACGACGTGCAGAAGCGTGACTTCTCCGCCGACGCACGTCGCTCCGCCGCGAACAGCGGTCAGGCGTTGCCGGACGGCTCGTTCCCGATCAAAAACACTTCGGACCTGAAGAACGCGATTCAGGCCGTAGGGCGTGCGAAGGATCCCGGCCGTGCCAAGGCTTGGATCATTCGCAGGGCAAAGGCTCTGAATGCGACGGGCAGCCTGCCTGATTCCTGGGCGGTCTCCAAGTCGGACGACGAGCTGGATGTAAACGACGACCAAGAAGGGGGCACAGTGGAGTTCCAGGTGCCGGTAAAGAAGGAAGACGGGGGCTGGGACTACTCAGGAGTCCCCGAGGAGGCCCGTTCGTTCTTCTCGGAGCAAATCGAGAAGGCCGACAAGATGGAGAAGGAACTCGCGGAGGCTCGCGAGCGTCTGCAGAAGGCGGACGACACGATGAAGCATCGCGAGGCTCTCGCGAAGGCCGCGTCGCTGTCGCACGTCGCTCCCGCCGATGACCTCGCTCCGATCCTGAAAGAGGCTGGCGAGAAGCTCGACCCGGAGTCTGTTGAGAAGCTGATGGCGCTCCTCGACAACGCCGAGACGCGGATCGCGAAGGGTGACCTCTTCACGGAGCACGGCAGCCGCGCCATGTCCGATGGCACGGATCGCTCGGACGCCTACTCGCAGCTGGTTGCGAAGGCCGACGAGATGGTGGAGAAGTCGGACAAGCCACTGTCCAAGGATCAGGCGTTTGATCGTGCACTTCGGGCGAACCCGGAGCTGTACAGCAAGTACCTGGCTGAGACTGGGATTGGGAGGACTCCGTAATGGCTGGTCCTGCTTACGGAACCAACACCGGCCAGGACTTCACTCTCCTGGCTAACACCGATCAGACGGGCAACCAGTTCAAGTTCGTCCAGCTGGCCTCCACGGGCTACCTGGTAACGGTCTCGACTGCGGGGCAGCGGGCGATCGGTGTCATGCAGGACGCTCCGGTCGGCAGCTCGTCTGCCCCGGTTGCTTCCCAGGTTCGGATGCTCGGCCCGACGAAGATCCAGGCTGGCGGCACGTTCAACGCCGGTGACCTGGTGACCTCCGACGCTTCGGGCAAGGCAGTGAAGTACACGGGCGCGACGGTCTTCACGGGCACGCCGTACACCGTTTCAGGGAGCCAGGTGCTTGGGGTAGCTCTTCAGGCAGGCGCTGCTGGTTCTGACACCGCAATCCTGTTCAACCCGTCCGGGTTGGCCGCAACAGGCGACTAAGGGAAAGGAGCTGAGATAAATGGCAGAACCTACCCTTAGTGCTGTACACGTAAACCGCCCGCTGACCAACATCAGCCAGGCGTACATGCAGGACTCGACCGACTACATCGCGGACAAGATTTTCCCGGTGGTGCCGGTTCAGAAGCAGTCCGATCGTTACTTCATCTACACGAAGGGCGACTGGTTCCGCGACGAGGCAACGGAGCGTGCTCCGGGCACCGAGTCGGCTGGCGGTGGCTATTCGCTGGACAACACCCCGACGTATTACGCGCCGGTGTATGCGTTCAGCGTTGACGTTGACCCCCAGATCAGGGCCAACTCGGATGACCCGCTGAATGCGGACAGGGACGCAACCCTGTTCATCACGCAGCGGATCATGCTGAAGCGGGAGATCCTTGTTCAGAACACCGTCATGGCTACCTCGACGTGGACGGGTTCCTCGACGGGTGGCGACATTACGCCGTCGCCCCAGTGGAACCTCGCGAACTCCACGCCGCTGGAAGACATTGAGGCCCAGATTTGGGCGATCAAGCAGACCACGGCGAAGTTCCCGAACAAGTTCATTCTCGGCCCGCGTGTGTGGGAAGTTCTCAAGAACCACGACGAGATCGTTCAGCGCATCAAGTACACCCAGCGCGGTGTGGTTACGACCGACCTGCTGGCTTCGCTGATCGCCCCGCCTGGAGTGGACAATTTCCAGGTGATGGTCGGCGCTGCCATTCAGAACACGGCGAACCAGGGTGCGGCTGACAACTTCCAGTTCATCACTCCGACGAAGGACTGTCTGCTGCTCTATGCGGAGCCGCAGCCGGGAATCATGGTTCCGTCGGCTGGCTACATCTTCACCTGGGTTGGTTTGCTCGGCTCCGGGTCGTTCGGCTCAAGGATCTCGCAGATCCCGATGCCGTGGCTTGGGATCGGCACCGTCCGGACTGAGGCTGAGCTTGCCTTCGCCGTGAAGATCGTCGGCGCTGACCTGGGCGCGTATTTCCATAACGCGGTGTCTGCGTAAGCTGGTAGCGGGGGGTAAGGTGGGGGCGGGCAACCGCCCCCACTAGACCAGGAGGAACGCCAAATGCTTTCGCAATCACAGCGGGAAAGGAACTTGGACAGGTTGGAGATTCAGTATTCGTTCATTGCCATTTGGCCGCTCGATGTTGAGCATCCGATTGGCTCCGGTCAGGTTGTGCATTACGAACCCGGCGATATCGTCCCTGCTGGTGAATGGGGAGCAGCTGCACATAATTTGATGGAGATGGGCAGGATCGAGCGGCTGGCGGTTAATGTCGCTTCCCTGCAGGAGGTTCAACAGGCAGCAGAGGTTGATGAAGTAGTTGAGTACCCAGTTCATGTTGGTGCTGGTTGGTATCTGCTTTCCAACGGGGAGCGGATCCGCACGAAGGCTTTGGCAGAGCAGGCCCAAAAAGAACTAGGAGAATGAAATGAGCGGTTTCGCTGAGGAATACCCGAATCAGTTCCTGGGCCTCGACACAGCTCAGAACACGAACTCGGGTGCTGTGAATGTTTTCGGATCACCGGTTCAGCTTGCAACGAACCAGGGTGCTGTCGGCATCGTTGTGAACTCCGGGGCTGGTGTGCCTGCCATCGGCGGCAACGTCGGTGACGCCTACTTCCGCACCGACTTTTCGGGTGCGAACACCTGGCTGTATCAGTGCACCGTCGCTGGCGCTGCTGGGGCCGCGACCTGGGTGGGCAAGGTTTAAGTTGGCGACTACTGCCGGGCAGGTTGCTGTCACTTCGGCTGCGGGGGGCACGCTGATCGTGGCTGCCCCCAACGCCAACTACGGGCAGGAGCAGGGAGGCTATCTGCTGTCGAACCGTGACGTTGCTCTGTCGAACAGCTCCGGAGCGATCGTGTATTTGGGGCCGCAGGGTGTGACGACTTCGACCGGCTATCCGTTGGCGACCTCGACGACGTTGAAGATTCAGCTGCACATCGACGAGGCGATCTACGGGATCGTTGCTTCGACCGGCTCGACAGTTTCCTTTCTCGCTTCCGGGAGTTAATCCGTGACTGGTAAGCCGCGCTGGTGGTATCCAGACCAGCAGTTTGGCTACCGCATTGCTGACGACGGCACC